GACAATAGGCTCGAAGGGGATAAACTCACCAGTTTTAGCTGCTGAGGTCACCTTCATGCCTAAGTGAGTGGCAATTTCGCGGATAGTGTCGCGATTGAAATAGCTTAAGGTAGCTAAATCAGCACCGACGATGACGTCATCACCATAAGTGACTACTCGAACATCGTTATCAAAATTGTCAAAGTTGGGTGACAACCCCTTAATCAACCGTCCATGGAGATAAGACATGCACACCACGAAGACGTTCATAACAGAGTTAAGAACGTCCGTCATGGCGCATCCTGACTTATTTCCCTGTTCGGTTCGAATTAAGTTCGGCCCAACGATAACAAAAGCTCTCTTGATTGAACTTAACAATGCATGTCGAGCGTTCCTCTCCTCAGTTGTTGACTTGGAGTAGAAACGATCGGTTACATGTTGAAAAAAATCAAAGAGAACACCACCTGCAGATCCATCAAAGGCTGAATAATCCACATCGAATCCAAAACCACTTGGTCTTCGAAGTTCTGAAAAATAATAACCCCAGACATCGACTTTGTCCCTACCAACACCGCACATTGACACGAAAGGGTCCTGTGTCTTCACCCAATTGATGAAGGCACCAAAATACTTACGCGTCAAGAGCGTGTGCTCGACAGGAGGCATTTCGAAAACCCGGGTTTTACCATCAACAACTTTTTCCTTGCTCCGCAATTCATCTTTGAGTTTTGAAACCCAAATCATACACGGAACAACTCCTTCTCGGATTTTAGATTCGACTTGATTAAGATGGTCTACAAAAGTGGTTTGAAAAAGGGGTACGTGAAATTCTTTGGCTTTCTTTGAGAATTGGAAAACTGCTGGTTCTCCTTCACGTGAAATTCTATCAAAGAGTTGAGTTTTGCCATTGGCAAAATATTTAGCAAGATACCCTGCACTGGTATCCATCTTGAGGTGGGGCATGGGCTCTCGCCCATTCACCATCTCAAAATCACTAAGGACAGTTTGGTCTTGTCCTTGAAATTTGTCAGAGTAGTAATTTACTACTTTCTTAAAAACCCCAAAAGGCACCCCATTAGTTGTGGGTATGGCTTTTTGAGCGTTCTTTATGCTAAGCAAGACTCCGTCAATTGGCTTCTTAGCAGATACTTCAAGTGTATCAACCCAATCATCATGTCTCAACCATCGGCACAACTGTGTCGACGCTAAGTCATAGGTGACGAGGCTCTCTCCATTTAAGGAGACTCCGCCATAATTTTGAACTGGTATTGTCCAGTTTGTATCTGGTTGCGCCTCGATTTGAAAATCGGGGATTTCTTCGATCAGTGCCTGTGCTGGGCAACCAATCAAACGGTCGAGTAGAATTTCTACTCGATCTAACTCCTCACGAATCAGCGGGGTTGCCCCCCCATCCGTGGAAGCTATTATAGCACTATGTAGTGCAACAAGTGGTTTGTGGCAACAAGGGTCCTCTAGGATGTATGGGCGGCCACAATCGCCCATTACTGTTGGTTTGTCAAGGAAGCGATTCCTCAACATACTATAAGAAACAGTGTCATCAAGCCCCTTAGGCCCGAGTCTTCTAATTTCAACGGCAGATCTGGCGCCTATACGAACACGACTGTCACCCCGTTTGTTTTTCTTGCCATCCAACATACTCGCAACAACCTCACGATCAACAACATACCGATCGAATTCTTTTAAATTCGGGATAAGGTGTCGAAGGTTGGGGGTTGCGGG